GTACTTGTTGATTTTGCACACGGAAAACCAATGTTTGTAATACATACGGATCACCACGATACTCAAGCAGGTGCAGAAGAAACACAATCTACAAGTTTTAGACATTCAAGATCTAATGTTGAAACCATATCACAACTACTATCCCCAAAAGAAATATTCCCATCAGATGATATTATGTTGATATCTATAGTAGATTCTGCAAACTTTGCATCAAATGAAATCACACCAGAAATGGTAATGAACTACCTATTCAAGTATGATAAAGAAGCGTCTTTGAGATCGAATAAAATGATGATGGGTTTAGTAACCAACAAACTTCTTTTGGCTTTTAAAAATAAACCAAGATTTTTAGAAGAAATTGTATTGAACGCTAAACCATCACTATTGAGTATATTAAACAATATTAGAAAACAGGTAGATGAAAAAGGTTATGCTAAACCTGAAGAGTTAGTATCAAACCAAGCAAGTTATATTGAAAAACAAAAACAGAATAAACAAGTTCAAAGAGTTGGAAATATTATAGTTCAATATGGTGGTGGAAGTATGACTAAGGCTGGTTCTTATGATAGATATACACCATTCAAAAATAATCCAGATGCTGATTTTATTGTGATTGCTTGGCCGTTAGGGTTGGTACAAGCTTCCTGTAATCCGTTCAAACAAGAGAGAGCTTTGAAAGGTGTTGATTTAGGTGAAATGAAAAACGAAGTTTTAAGTAAGTTTGAAAATGAATTAAAAGGAATGACAATTACATTTGGAACACTTAAAAGAATATCTGAAACAAAGGCGGATTACCAGTCAGTCGGATTTACTTTCAAAGATATGTTAGCAATATATGGTAAATCACCATCATTTAAAATTAATGGTAATAGTGACAACCTGATAAAAATATTAGAAAATGTGTCGAGTAAGTTATTTAAATCATTATCTGACAAACAAAAAGAATTATTAGATAAAGTAACAATAAATGGTTGGGATATAATTCAAGCAAATTCAGGAGGACATAAGTGTATAACAAACATTTCAGGTATGTCTTTTCTTTATAGTAAAAGAAGAAAAGATGACGACAACCTTTCTGACGATATGAAGTTAATTACCTACTATAAAGGAAATAATAGATTTGTTAAAGACATACAAGATAAACTTTCAAAATTTGGAAGGCTCTCAGATAAACAAGTTGAAATGGCTCTTGATATTATGGGTAAAGAGACAAAATCAGACACACCTGAAATTACTTCGTATGTTGAATTAACAAAGGCAATACAACAAGAGTTTGTAAATGTCTTGAATGAAAAAATTGAAAAAGGTTCGTTAAATGAAAGTAAAAACGAAACAAAAAAATATTATATTGATGACAGTAAAATCAAAAATGCGGGAAAAGGTGTTTTTGCAAAAAAAGACTTAAAAAAGGGAGAAAGAATAGGATTGTTACATACTATTAATAAGTTGTATGCGGATTATGACTTTACTGAATTAGGTGGGATGCATAATCACAGTGGTAAACCGACTTGTCATAACGAAAAGGTGGGTAATAAAAGATATTTAGTTGCATCAAAAGATTTGAAAAAAGGAGAAGAGTTAACCACAAATTATAGATTACAACCTGATTTAGAACAACCAAAAAAAGATTGGGGTTCTTTAAATGAAAATAAAATGTATAAACCAGAAGTGGATGGTTATAGAACTTACTCACCATTTAAAAATTTACCATATATTATAGTAAATGGAAATGCTATCGATTGTAATAATATTGTGCATGATTTAATACTTTTAGGAGATAATAAAAAAATTAAATATTGTAAAAAGAACTCAGGAATTTACACAATAAAAGGTGCGAATAATATTGTAGAGATACCAGTTCAACAAGGAGAAAACATTAAAGATATTTTCAAAGATTCCAAGTCAATTTCAGAATGGATTAGAAATAGAGTGAAAAAAATAGATAAAAACGGAGAAATTAAAAAAATGTTCTTCTAATTATTTGACTTAAAAATTTATTTAATATATAATTACAATATAACTTAAACAATATTTAATAATATATATGTTAGAAACAACCACAAAAGAAGTAGAAAACATCATTTACAGTTATGTGAATGATAAAAACGAAAAAGTACATACACCAAACTTGGAGTTTGCCAAAATTATGTCGTACAAATACGAAACATATAACGTGTTTGAAGAAAGGGAATAAAAAAAAATCCACAAAGTACTTGACAAATAAAAATAAAAGTCGTAACTTTGTAAAACAAATTCGGAAACGTCCGAAATCGTTCTTTGAAAAATGAGAATATCCATTCAGGAAACTGATAAAAGATATTGGGCTGTGTATAGTCCTTAAATAAACTACGAAAGTAGGATAAAGTGAATCCACAAGTGTAATGGATTTGCGGTTTGGGAAACCGAACTCAAGTACACAAGCGGGATACCGTTTAACCTTTAGTACCGAGGGCAACGCTGTAGGGAAAGTGGTTAGATGATTGGGCGATGTGGGTCGTCTGATTGAGGTGGGAACACCAATAGGAATAACTCGTAGGAATTTTGCAAAACATAGGGTTATCCAACTTTATTATTGCGAGTTCCAATATGATAGGATACTTAAAACCGAAAGGTATGTTAACGTACAGGTGGTGCTGTTATTAACCTTGATAAACCTCTACCAAGGGGTTAATCACGAAGTAATCTTGAAGTATGGAGATGGGGACATTTCAGAGAGTAGTTGAGTATCGGGTCGCTCAAAAGGTGGCTTGGCTCGGGTGGCGGACCACTACTTTCACAATCCACGACACAAAAACTTTATGGAAAGTAATAAATCTATTATTAAACTACAGAAAGGAAAAGTGTCCGTCAGGTTTGGATGAAAGGTGACTACATAGTAATGAGCCGTTCATTGCACACAGAGATCCCAAGTCAATGTGTAATTATCCGAAAAACCTTTAATCCCGCAAGGACGAACTGGGGAGGCATCCTCGGAAAGAGTCGATTAAGATGAGAGTAGTTCAAACCTCAAGGAGTGGTTCACCTAAATAACCGTCACTGAGAAATACTTCTCAAAAGGAAGTGGATAAGAGTAGAAAAAATAATGACTCTAAAGGTTCTCAATGAAACGTGTAATCTCAACGTTCTTTTTTAGGTTTATCTTATAAGAAAAAAAATATGGGTACAAATGACTTTGTATCCTTTTTTTTTTGTATATTTGTCTTATGAAAAACACAGATAAAGTAGGAAGGGCAATATCAGACAAAGAAATTAAAATCATTAATAAAATAGTCAAAAATAAAAAATATGAAGTCGACAATACTGTTAGATATTCAGAGTTTAATGATGCGTTTTTAAAAATAAATCGGGTAAGAAAATACCACACAAAGTGGAGTAATATTTTTACCTATGAAGTTGAAGTTACTGTAAATTTAAGTGGATGTGATTTCTATACTAATAGTTATTGTACAAAAAATGCAAGAAGAGTTAATGGTTATTACAATAGAAGTATTAAAAGCACTGTTTTTTCAGAATTAAAATATTTTGGTTTAGAGAGTGAAAATGATATTATAATTACAAAAATTAAATATGAATCATTTGAATAATTAAATTATTTTTTTTAAATTTGTATAAATAAAAATTATGGCATCAATCAAACAAATAACAATCATACACCCAAAATTTGGTGAAATATTAAATGAAACTTTTGCTGATGAAACACAGTTTAAAATATTTTTGAATATGGTTCATAGTTCAATTGAGTTAAATAATAAACTAACTACTTTCAACGGAAAAGATTTCTTACTTCACATTCCTTACGACATACTTAAGGATTGTTTAGTGATAGGTAACACTAAAGAAGTTACAATGGCTGAAATGGTTGTTGCTAAATCCAAAATAGAATCCTGATAGTTTCTTTGTTAATCTTTAAAACAAAGTGGTGGCAGTTAGATTCACAATCCGTGAACGACCCGAAAAAAGTGAGAGTAGTTTCTCACTTTTTTTATTTTATTCACGTATTTATAATAAAAAGTAGTGATGAAAAAAATTATATCAGAAAATATGAATTATCATATTGAACACGGGATTAGATTATCTGAAAATATATTCAGACCATTTTCTAATGAATTTTTCAATTTAATAAATGAAGCTCGTGATTTATACAATGAGGGCGAAATTTTAGTTGATGATGAAGATTTATGGTTAGTTGAATCTGATTTTGGAAAAAAAGTAAAACTTGAAAATGGTAAAATAGTAAGACTGGATGTTCCATACGTATCAGATACTTTGAATGAAGCAGAATATAAAGGAAGAAAAGTTCAAATTGGTAGACCTATGAGAAATACCGGAGGAGGAAAAAAATATGTAGTATACGTAAAAAATCCTTCAACAGGTAAAGTTAAAAAGATTAGTTTCGGAGATGTTCACGGGGGATTAACCGCAAAAGTATCAAACCCAAAGGCAAGAAAGGCGTTTGCTTCTAGACACAATTGTCAAGCAAAAAAAGATAGGATGACTGCCGGTTATTGGGCTTGTAGAATTAACAGATACGGACATCTTTGGGGTGGAAAAACATATGGAGGATATTGGTGATGAAAATCATAATTACAGAAGAACAATATAAAATATTAGAAAACACATCAGAAGAAGAAAGGGTTAAAAAAGTATTGTTTAAATTTTGGCAAAAAGAGTTAGAAATGAATGGAGAAATTGAATTTGATTCCGGAATTGCTAAATACGTAAACTATAATCCTGATAAAATTCGTGAAATGTTTTTTGAGTTTCTTGGAGGTTGGGATAAAATGACTGAAAAGGCATACCAACTAATGGGAAGAACTTTTGATACAATGGATTATGATTTTAGTGGTGGGTATGATTTTAGGTTCACTGTTAAAGGACATAGGGATTTTGAAGAAGATGGGTATATGATGGTTGATTGCCAAATAGATAGTGATGGTAAAGTAACACTAATGATGGACAATATGGAAACCCGTTATTTAAAAGATTTAGAAGAAGATGAGGATTTGTGGTGGGAAGTTGATAGTGAAATACGTTCATTAATTGAAGATATATTGTATGTGGAAGTAACCAAAAAAACAGGAATCATTGTTGATATAAATTTGTGTTGGGTAGAATGAAAATAATAATAACAGAAAATCAGATTAAGACTGTTGTATTTCAAAATGCGGTGGATATGGCTTGGCAAGATTTTAAGTCGGAATGTCCTGAAAAAGAATTTGGAAATGACTATTGCGATGATAGTGATTTTATAACTAAAATCGAAGTTGTTACCGCATATAAAACGAAAAATATCCTTGAGCTTGGAATTATATTTTATATTGATGTGGTTTTTGATACATTAGATATTGGTGAATATTTTTGGGAATTAGAACAATATTTAAAAAAATATTTAGGTAAAGACAATTTTAAATTGAAATTACTTAATGTCATAAATACAAACACAAACAGAGATTGGTAATGAAAATAATAATAACAGAAAGTCAGTATCAAAATCTATTAGAAAGTGACAAAAGTTTTGAAAAAACTAAAAAAATTGTTACAAATATGTGGGCAGATGGTATGGATATAGAAGACATAAAAACCTATACATCCTTGTCAGATGAACAAGTATTGATTTTATTAAAGGATTCTGATATGGAGATTGATTGTGAAATGGCATCTTATTTTGTTAATAAACTTTTTAATCTTGGTTTGGTTAAAAAAATACATATGTTTAATAATGATACTGTTGAACTTAGATTAGGTAATGTTGATATAAGTGGAACATTAGAGTTTGAATATAGTGATAAAAACTATATACTTATTGGGTTTGCAACACCATATTGGGATGGATGTTTTACCCCCGTTGATGGAAGTTATTTTGAAAATAAAATAGATGGTACATATACTGACACATACGATAATACAAATCAAATTTTTGATTGTCCTGAATACTTCTATTCTATTAACGAACTTATAGAATGGTTGAATAATGAATACCCAAAAAAAGTTATGTCAAAAATACAAAATTTGTTAGAGTACTATATAAAATTTGATTAAAAATGATGGAAGATTTACCTTTTTCACAAATAGAGAACAATAATAAAAAAATTAGAACTTTTGATGAGTCAATTAATGAAATAGAATTAAAGTGGCATCGAGACAAAGAAACAAGAAAAGTTAAAATTTTAGAGTCAAATAATTGGAAATTTCAAATGGATAACCAACTTCCACTAACATTAAAAAAGGGGGATATTATACATATACCAAAAGAAACTTATCATAGAGTAATAAAAGGTGAAGGTAATCTTGTGATTGAGGTTGAATTTTTGGATTAATAAAATATTTATAAAATTATGCACCAAAGTTTTATTATAACAGAAGAAGAAAAAAAAAGAATTTTAGGGGTTCACCAAAATTCATCCAAAAACTTTTATCTTAATTTGATAAAAGAAAAAAACGAATCTGAGTCAATGATTTCTGTTGAAGAAATGCAAAGTTTTTTAGACGGTATTAAAAACACAATAAATACGACATTTGATAATGTTGACAAAAATAATATAGAAACAGAAAAAAGAAATTTAAAAAAACTTTTGGATTCAGTAGTCGAAAAAACAAAATCTTTAGGTTTCGATTTAATAAAAATACAAAGAGAAGTTCAAAGAGTTCAACAAATAATTGACAAACTAAGTTTACAAAACATTCAACAAATAAAAAAAGAGTTTCCAACTTCATTTTTATCATTACATTCTTTAATTATAGATGAAACAAAGAAGTTGAATACAAAAGATAAAATGACAAGAAAAATATCTTAAAATGGGAAAAATAATTATTACAGAAAAACAATTAGAGCACGTTATAAAACAAATAAATGAAGAACACAAAGAGGGTTCTTATATGGCAAAACAACAACTTTTCACAATTGCAACACTTGCTTATAAAATGTGGGAAATGCTTGAAGACGATGAAACATTAGAGGATTGGATGGAAACAAAAATTGCACAATCAGAACAATCAATAAGTTCCGTTGTAAAATCTTTTATGTACGATGAGGTAGAAGAAAGAATGAAAGGAAATAACCAAATAGATTTAGATGATTTGGTAATTGGAAAATAAAATGAACCCTCTTGTTTGACAAGGGGGTTTTTCTTTTATATATTTAAAATAAAAAATATGTACGTAATCATTAAACACATCAATACTGGGAATGGAAAAACAAAACTTCCTGTTATACTTTTAAACACCGAAACTGAAATTTGGGAATTTGATACATATGAGGAGGCAGAAAAAATGAAAGATATTTTTCAAGCAAATTCAGATTCAAACCACAAGTACGAAGTAAAAAAAATCTAATTATTATGGACGATATCTTTGAACAACTACATCAAGAATTTATTGAAAGTGAAGATTATATGAAATATCTTAAAGAACTTGATAGTAGTTCAGAAAAACTTTCTATTTTTGTAGAAAATTAAATAATCAATGAAAGGATTTGATGACATAATATTTGAACCACATCCTGTGGGTGAAGGATTTCACGGTAAAATTTTCTTTCCTAATGGATATGGAGTGTCTGTTGTTAGATTTAAAACACCACATAATGTACTTTATGGGAGTTACACATCAAATGATAACGAATGGGAAGTTGCTATCTTGAAAGGGAACGAAAATGAGTGGGAAATTTGTTATGACACAGAAATAACAGACGATGTTATTGGACATCAAACAGAAGGCGAAGTAACTTGGATAATGGTTAAAGTTCAGCAACTTTGATTGTGTTTACATATTTATAAAATATGGCAACAGAAATAACAAAACTTTTTAGCATTGCAAAGTCATTAGTTAAACTCGCACAATCAGAATATGGTGAAGGATACAATGGACTTTATAGTTTAAAATCTCTTTTTCAAACGGATCATTTTGCAAAACTTCTTTTATCAAAAATTCCAAATTTTGTAGAACAAGCTAAAGTAATTTACATTTGTTATTATCTATTAAATGACAAAAACAAAACACCAGAACAAATTGCAAACATTATTAATAATTTATATATTGTTACCATATATGAATATAATGATACAACAGTACCTTCTGTACCGTGCCACCATTGTGATGGTACAGGAGAAGAAGAATGTGATGATTGTGGAGGTAACGGGAGAGTAAGTTGTTCAACTTGTGATGGTGATGGACAATTTGACTGTGATAGTTGTGGTAGTGATGGTACTGAAGAATGTAGACAATGTGATGGGACAGGAAGAGAAACTGACTACGATGATGAGGATGAAGAAATAGAAGTTAGTTGTGATAATTGTGCCGGTACAGGAAAAGAAGATTGTAGAGATTGTGGTGGTGCCGGAAATTTTGAATGTTACGAATGTGAAGGTAGTGGAACTGAAAAATGTAGTTCTTGTGATAGTTATGGTGAGGTGACTTGTGATTATTGTGGTGGTGATGGTGAAATTCAGGGTGATGAAGAACATTATTTCGTTACTGAAAGCGTTTATTTAACGACATCTCCCGATATTGATGAATACTTGGATGAACCAATCCCTGAAGAAGATTGGGACAGATATGAAGAGGATTTAATGCCAAATTCATTAAAAATAAAGTTTTATACCTCAACATCAGATGATTCGGTTGATTATATAAATAATCAATACGAAATGGACGGGTACTTTTTTATACCGGCAAGTGTTCGCAATATTGAAAAAACTGGTTTTAGAACACTTTTTTAACTAATCATAATATTTATTAATAAAATTCATATTATGAAAAATTTAAACGAAGAAGTTAATAGATTTAGACAATTACTTAACGCCGAGCACGGTGTCATACATCCATATAGAATAGTTAAAGAAGATATTGAGGATATGGAATCCGATGAAGAGCTTTACCCATCTTATGACTCAGAAGGGGAATTTAAAGGTATGACAGAACCAATGGGTGATATGGAATCTTATGGAGATGAAGAATGGGGTGAAACCGACAAAGGAGAGCAAAAACTTCAAGATTTAATTGATGATGCGATACGAATCCTAAAAAACAAAAAGAAGTATTCAATGGGTATGGATGAGTGGGATATTATTGAGCATTTATCTGACGAAGGTTATGAAGATTTGGCTAGTGAAATTGAACATTTACTTTATCAAGAGGAATTTGATGAAGATGAACCATACGATTCAATCGGAGGACATTCACCTAAAGATGTTGAAAACGCCTTCAATAAAGTTATGAGAGGTAGAGAGTCAGATGAAGAATTAGACGAAGGTTG